CTCGGCGGCCGGCTGTGTCGTGACCGCCAGAGTGGTCCGCATCGCCGTTCCTTTCCTTCCGAACGGGCGCGCTCATGTCCCGGGTCAGATAGCCAGGCCCCGCCTGAAACCCCGGCCCGACCTTGCGCGGAACCCCTGCCCGCATCATGCCGCTCTCGGCGGACGCACCAGCGGACAGTCCCCGCAGGGATAGCGCCAGGCAATAGCCGTCAACGCCGCACGCGACCGATCCGCCGGTTCAAGCGTCAAGACACGCACTGTCGCGGAAAAATGCCCGCTACAGACTGCCGCCATCCTTCAAAGCCTTTTCTGTCAGTCGCCGCATTGCTGCCGAAACCGGACGCGTTGCCCGCCGGGACGCGCCCCCCAAGGGGCAGGCTAACCAGCGCTCACTCGCCGGCGCGGTGCCGCCGTCGGCCGCGCCACTCGATCACCCAGTAAGCGCACCATGCACCGCCGGCGATCGAAACCGGCAGGATCACGTAGGCGAAAAGCTCGATACCGTTCATGATCGAAGACCTTTCAGAATCTGGCGGGCAAGCAGGTGCAGCGCTAAGGCGCCGGCGATCCAGAACACCGCGCCGATGAAGACATACCCGCCCCGTCCGCTCGACGGCCCCGCACCATACAACGCAGCGGCGACGGGCGCGAGCGCGCCGATCGCCAGCGAAGACGTAGCGGCTGTGTTCACGGCGTTCGCGGTCAGCTTGGTCTGCTCGTTGTGGACAAGGGTCATGGCGGCGCCCGTCAATGTCTGCTCCGGATGCCACGAAGCGGGCGATTCGGCGAGCCCCGCGCATTGGCCCGCAATGCGCCCACGTGGCGCCTAGAGCATCTCGCTCCTGCTAAGAATGTTTACGACAGCCTGCGCCGCCTGGTTGACCGGCACCGCCGCCGTTCCGCTTCGCACCTGGATCATGTTGATGCCGCGCCACAGATACGACGGCGCAGCGAACGGCACGACGAACTGCCCAGCCGCCGCCTGCACCGTCACCTCGTTCCCCGCGCCGTCGTAAAGCTCCTGCCAGGTCGTGCCGCCGTCCGGGCTGACATGGAACGTCAGCGGCGCCGCCGTCCACGCCGCGGGCATGGAGATTCCGACCAGCGTCAATGCCCCCAGCGCCACAGGCCCCGACAACGACGCCCCTGCCGCGATCACCGCCGACGTGGTCGTAATACCGACAAGGAACATGGCTCAGACCCGGTCCGTCGCGACTTGAATCGCGTCCACCTGCAGCGTCCCGGTCCCTGTGCCGCTCGGCTTGTAGACCGAGAAATACGGCTGCAGCACGGCACCTGCCCCGGTCGCGCCGAAGCTGAAGTAATGCGAGGTCGACACCTCCACGCCGTCGATGAAGAATCGCAGGTTCGTCAAGTCTGCCGCGTCGATGCGGAACACATGGAACGCGCCCGCCGCCAGCGTGACGCCCGTCGAGGCGGTCAGCACGTTCGTCCCGTCGAAGCTCTGCATGTTCACCAGCCCCGACGCCAGCGCCTGGAACCGCACGTACTCGGCCGCATTGTCCGGCCCGCTCACCCAGGCCGATTGCAGCCCGAACACCGCCTCGACCAGCGCGCCCGGCACGACGCCGAACCCCGCCCGGGTCTCGAACGCCAGGTTCTTCGTCACGTCCCAGTTGCGCTGATCGTTCGCGTAAAGCGTCGCCTCCTGCGCCTCTGCCGTCGCGTCCAGCGCCAGTTGTACGATCCCCGCCGCACTGTTGGCGACCACCGCTACCGCGGGCGAACCAGCCATCTTGACCGTCTTCTGCATCCACGGATAGCCGGTCGCCGGCGCGCCGAACGACGGAATCGAGGCATGCCCGGCGCCAAGGAAGTCCTCGTCCAACAGGCACGGCTGGAACCGCGCCACTGTCTCCGCCGTCGTCACGTCGTAGAAGCCGCGGCTGTGGCCGGTGCCATCGTTCAGCGACTTGATCTGCGTTGTCATCGCCGGCCCCTTACGCGTAGGAGGTCGGTGCCGAGGCGCCCTGGTAGGCGCCCAGGACGAACAGCTCGGCCGACGTGACGTTCGCGGCGTTCGACGCGCTGGTCTGGATCGCCAGCGTGCGGAACCCGTTGACCAGGTCCATGCACATCTCCGGCACGATCTCGAACACCACGATCTTGTCCGCGACCGTCGCCGACGGCTGGAAGGAAGCCGCTGCCGCCTGCACCGCCAGCGCGTCGCTCGACGCTGTCGCCGCGTTCAGCCAGACCGGCATAGAGCCGACCGCCTTCGCGTTCGTGCCGAGGACGTCCTGCCCCTGCAGCACGTTGAAGGTCACCTGTGCCGCATTGCCCTGGTTCACACGCGCCACGATGTAAGCCTTCAGCGCATTCGTCAGGTCACGGAACGAACTCGTCCGCCCCGCTGCGTCCGCCGCCGGAGGCAGCAGCGACACGGGTGGTATTTGATACGGCATAGAGAATTGCCGGGCCATTGGTGGTATCTCCTGAAAAGGGAATGAAGCGCCGCTACCGCTGCGCCAGCGCGACGAACGGACTCTTCGTGTTCGATCCTTTGAACGGCGTCAGCGGCTGCGCCCACATCGGCTTGCCGTCCACCCGGTAGGTGATGCGGAACACCATTTCATCCGTCAGAAACGCCGCGTGCATGCTGGTCGCCGCCTGCACCCCGTTCTTGTCGACGATCATGTACTGGCTCAAATCCGCCAGCACGATGTCGCCCGGCGTCCCCAGCGTGGGACTGTACTCCGTCCAGACGACCTCGCGACCATAGAGCGTCGCATAGGGCGTCGCCGACAGCCCGCCCGGCGGCAGGTAGACCGCCTGGCCCCCGGTGCCGACCGCCTGGTTCATCGCCATCAGCGCGGGCATCACGTCCTGGTTGATGAACCAAACCGCGTTCTTCATCGATCGCGCCCAGAGCCGCGACCACATCTGGTCGATGTTCTCCTTCACGACCGTCGCCGGTGCCTGCCCGTTGACCTTCGGCACCGTCACCAGCGACGGACTCTTCAGGAAACCGAGCGGCATGCCCGCGCCGGTCCCCTCGAACACCGAATCCTCCGTCATGAACATGACTTCCTCGCTGAACGCCTGGCTGGCGATCGAGGTCAGTGCCGTGGAATCCTGCAGCAGCTCGTCGGTCATGTACATCACCGACATCAGCTTTTTCAGGTCGAACTCGACGATGCGGAACTTCGGCCGCGAGGCCGCCACGCCCGTGCCCTCGCCCACCCAGTTCGAGGCGACCCCGCCCCAGCGGCTGCCGGTCGCCCGGCTAGTCTCGTCCACGCCCGGTATCTTGATGCCGTTCGCGTTCGGACTGATCGGGATCTTGGACACGCGGCTCAGGATCTCGCCCATGTCGTGCGCCAGCATGAAGATCGCCGCGGCAAAGTCGACCTGCACCAAGAAGCCGCCGCCCGTCGGGTCGACGTCGCTCGCACCGGTCGGCGCGCGCACCAGCCGCCGGTCCTCTTCCTTGCCCTTGTAGTGCCGGAAGATCGCCTGCAACTGTTCGCCGAACGAACGGAACTGGTCCCCCGCGCGCGGCGTGAAGTCCAGGCCCTTGCGGGCGAGGCTGAGGTAGTCGTCGAAGCCTTTCAGTTTGCCGGGCCTCGGGTCCATGGCCCTGATCTGCGACAGGGTGCGCTGCGACGGGTTGATCTCGGCCGCGTCCGCCCCGGCGCCCTGCGTCCCCAGCGGGCGGGCGAGCCTGGCGGAGCGGGCCTCCGCGCGTTCGAGTTCGGAAATGGTGCGTTCGAGGTCTTCGACCTCCCGCTCCTTGTCGGCGAAGGCCTTGGTGCCGGCGAGGGCGGGCAGTTCATCCACCGCCGCGCCGAGGGCTTGGCGGAGGGATAGTAATGTGGTCATTATCTGCTTGATCCCATGATATAAATAAGGGCGTCGTTGACGTGCCCGGGGAAGGTTCCTATCCCTCGCTCCCGGCGAGACTGGTGCCGACGCAGCGGAGGCCGCGATGAAAGCCGCTTACGAAACCGACATTGTCGCCTGGGCCAACGAGCAAGCCGCACTGCTCCGCTCGGGCAATTTCTCCCAGCTCGACATCGAGCACATCGCCGATGAGGTCGAGGACGTGGGCAAGAGCGAACAGCGCGAGCTGGCGAACCGGATGGCCGTGCTGCTGGCGCACCTGCTCAAGTGGCAGGCCCAGCCGGAGCGGCGCGGCAAGAGCTGGCAGGGGACGCTGCGCGAGCAGCGCCGGATGATCCTGCGCCGGCTGGCGAAGACGCCGAGCCTGAAGGCAAGTCTGTCTGATGCTGACTGGTTCGCGGATGCGTGGTCGGACGCGAAGGCGAAGGCGTTCGAGGAGACGAACATCGAGGATTTTCCGGAGACCTGCGCCTGGACGATGGACCAGATACTCGATGCGGAGTTCTTCCCCGGCTAGGCCGGGCCGACGGGCGGAAAGCATGAGCGAGACGAATATTTTCGTCAGAATGCACCGTGACGGCACGCTCCACCGCGTGATGCCAGACGGCAGCGAAGTCCCGATGCCGAGACCTGAGCCGCTTGGTCCCATGACCGAGGCGGACGTATATGCTGCGGCGATGCGTGACCCAGACGGCCGGCCGATGACGGAGGAGGAATTTGCCCAGGCTAAGCGTGTGCCTCGAACGAAGACGCTCCGCCGGTCCCTCGGTCTGACGCAGGAGGAATTCGCGGCGCGCTTCCAGATCCCGCTCGGCACACTGCGCGATTGGGAACAGGGACGAGCTGAGCCCGATCAGCCGGCACGGGCATACTTGAAGGTCATCGCGGCCGATGCCCAGTCGGTGCAGCGCGCGCTGGAAGCGGTGCCGCGGCCTCCGCACTGATCAAAATTCAAGATTGGTGGATCAGCCGCGCGGACGATTTTGTCTCAAACCGGGCTTCCCTCGCCGCCCTGTGGCTCGCTGTCCTTTCATTGCAGGCCACGGTCATGTTTATTGCATCTGTTAGAGAGAGAAGCTGTTAGCCCCACGGAAGTTCAGCCTGGAAAATCGAGCCACTGGAACCGGACCCAGCCCCAACGCAGCGAAGAGGTAACCGTCAATCCAGTCGAGCGCCTCAGCTACTGCCCGGCCACAATCATCTACGGTCTTGTTTGGGAATCTCGTGCCCGACAATGAGCCTTCATGCACCAAGTCATTTCGCATGTTTCGAAAGTCTGCCGAGAGCGCCGGCAGTCCGAAGCGAGACGCGGCGTGCGCCATGCGCGGGTTGAACGTTCCTAAAATGGTTCCTTGGGCAGCGGCGTCGTCCTTCGCGGTTGCAGCAATGATCTCAAGAATTGTCGTCGTGCTCAGCACGAGGTCCTCAAGAGACCAGAAGGCGAGCGCATCCAGGAAGTGATGCGAGATGAGGCGGACTTTCTCCGTTGCGTCAGTTCGGGGGTAGGCGGCCACGAACATCTCAAGAAGGCGAACGAACTGGATTTCCGTTGAGGCGATCGGAAATTCCGTACTCATCCCTCGCACGCGCGGGTAATGCGGTCCGACCTGGAGGAAGCTGACATCGGACATTGGCAAGCCCCGGTTCGGGGCCACACTAAGGCCCGTGATATAGCTAGCACCCAGGCATATCGGGATAAGTTCATCATCCGCCTTATCCATGGCAGCAGACCGACTGCCGGTATAAGCGCCCGTGTAGCTGATGGAATAGGTCTCCCCCGCCATGCCCTTGCTCTCTATCGCTTCTCTCGCTTCTGCGAAGCGCTCAGCCCTAGAGAACTCCCACTCACCAGCCGGAGTGCGGATCGTGATAGTGTCCGGGTCGCCGGGAATGATGAGATTGGCAAGCCAGTGGCCGATGAAGAACGTGTCCATGGCCGAGAGATGGACCAACGTCCTGCCGATGTCGAGTGATCGATGCAGCGCGGCTCGGGCGCATCAGGACAGCATCGAGTCGACCGGCCGCTGATGTCTGCCGTCGCCAGATCGTTTTGCATAAATTAGTACTTTCGGACGCTCCGCTCTGGTAAGCCTTTTCAATGAGCTGCAGTTGCAAAAAATACGACCGGAATAGATGACCATTGGCGCATTGATGGCGACTCGAAGTCAGGCTGCGGCATGCCTAGCCCTCAACGCCGCGGCGCGGGCCAGTTGCGCCGTTTTCTCCGCATCTGGGTCCGGGTCTACCGACGAATCGCTCTCCGGATCGGTCGCGGGCGCACCATCCAGCGCGTCAACCACATCGCCCAACAAATCCAGCGCCTTGGCGTGATGCGTCACCGCCTCGGTCAGGAACGCCTTCGACGTGCGCAGCGACTTGTGCGCCAGCCGGATCGCGTCCTCATGTGCCAGCGGCAGATCATCGTCACCCGCCCCGCCGTCGTCCTTCCGGCGAGTCAGCAACCTGCGCATCAGCGCCGCCAGCGCCTTGGTGTCGTCCGCCTCAGGCTCGGCCTTGGAACCGCCATGGATCGAGCATTCGGCCGGATCGGTCATGCCGCACTCGGCGTCCGGGTCCCGGCCGCATTTGCCGAGGGTTCCGGCATCGGGATCGTCTTCGCTCGTACCATCGGCGCGCCCGCCTTTGACCTGCCGCGCCCGCGCGCGGGGATTTCGTGCCATCGCTGGTTCCTTTGCAGCCATACGAAGTCGTTCCAATTCAGCGCGCGGCAGGATCACCTTGCCGCCGCCGTCCAGCGTCCGCTCCGCCCACTCTATCAGCGGCCTTGTGTCGATCCCCTTCCGCCGCGCCTCCGCCAGCGCGTTCGGGTTCGCTGGCACAGGGCAGACGCTGATCTCCAGTAGGCTCTGCTCGAGGAAATCGATCCCGCCCGGCCGGTCGTCATCGGGGTCGCAGAACCGGTACTTCACAGGCATGAACCCGACGCTCACCGCGCGGATGAATTTCCCGACCACCAGGCGGTAGACGGTGTCGGCGAAGGCGTAAGTCTCAGGCGGCGCGAAGGTGATGTTGCCCATCAGCCGCCGCCCCTCGACGCCGACATTCGCGGCCCCTCCGATCGGCGGCGCCGAACTGTCGTGCGCCCAAAGCGCCACCGGGTTGCGCTCGAAGTCGGAGATGTCCCAGCCCGCCGCGTCGATCGTGTCGCCCATGCGGTCCACCCGGTCGTCGGAGAAACAGAACCGCAGCGTCCGGTCCGCCCCCGGCACCGCCAGCGGCATTTCGGCGCTGACCCGCCACACCCCGCCCGACGGCGCCTTGCCCGCGCGCGCCTCGCGCCGGAACTGCTCGGCACCCATCAACTTCGTCACGTCACCCTCCGAGAATCAAAAGCCCGCGGCCGTCGCCGTAGATGCCGCGCTCCTCCGCCATCGAGCGGCCCACCGCCATGACCAGCGCCACGATCGGGTCGATCCGCTCGATCGAGCGTTCCTTGTCCGGCTTCTGGTTGCCCGCCGGGTCCGTCCGCACCGTAACGTTCGATGCGCACCAGTCGGCGACCGGATCGCCACCGTGCTGTAGCTCCCGCGCCAGCAGCTTGCGCATGAACTCGGCCGAGGCCGGTCCCATGCTGATGAAGCCCTGGCCGAACTCGACCACCGCGACGCCCTCGTCCGCCAGGTTGCGCACGATCTCCCCCGCGAACGTCCGGTCGAAGGCCAGGTCGATGATGTCGTAGACGCCGGCGAGCTCCAGGATCGCCGCCTCGACGAACTTGAAATCCGTCGTGTTGCCCTCGGTCGCGGTCAGGTGGCCCTGGTCGCGCCATACATCGTACGGCGCACGGTCGCGCCGCGAGCGCTCCTCGATGTTGTCCTCCGGGCACCAGTGCTTCCACAGCACTTTCCAGCGCTCGCCCGCCTCCACCGGCGGGAACAGCAGCGCCAGCGAGGACAGGTCGTTGACGCGCGCGAGGTCCAGCCCGCCGAAGCAGCGCCGCCCGCGCAGCGAGTCCGGGTCGGTCCGCTCGGCGCTGAGCGCCCAGACCTCCATGGGAATCCAGCGCACGAGCTGCTGGGTCCACTGGTTCAGCCGCAGCCGCCGGATGCTGTTCTGCTTCGACGGCATCTCGCAGGCGAGTGCCACCTCGGCCCGCAGGTCGTCTATGCTCAGGACATGGCCGAGCGAGGGGTTCGCCTTGCGCCAGGCGAGCTCGTCCTGCCAGTCGTCGCCCTCGTCCACGGTGGCGATGTAGGCGAACCACCGGTCGGCGACGATCGCCGGAACCGTGCCTTCCAGCACCTTGGTGGAAAAATCCCAGTGCTGGTAACAGACCGACGTGCGGCTGACGCCCGCGGTTGTCGTCTCGTACATCAGCGGACTCGCCCGCGCGCCCATGCCGGTGTCGAGCTTGTCGATGACGCCCGAATCCGGGTGCTCGTGGACCTCGTCCACCAGGGCGACGAACACGTTCAGCCCGTCCATCTTCGAAGAATCCGCCGACAGCGGCCGGAACCACGAGGCGGTGGAAAGCACCGCCAGGTTGTTCGTCGTCTGCACGATCCGCCGCCGCAGGGCAGGCGAGGCGGCGCGCATCCGTTCGGCCTCGGAATAGACGATCCGCGCCTGCTCGCGCGTCGTCGCGGCGGAGTAGATTTCTGCGCCCGGCTCGCCCTCGTCCACCAGCGCCTTCAGCCCGATCCCGGCCTCGATCGTTGACTTGCCGTTCTTCCGCGCGGTCGAGACAAAGGCGGTGCGGAAGCGCCTGATGGTGCCGATCTTCCAGCCGAAGATCGAGCCGACGACGAACGCCTCCCAGTCCAGCAGCGTGAACGGCTGGCCGGCCAGGCGCCCCTTGCTGTGGCGCAGCACGGCGGGGAAGAAGTCGATCGCCCGCTGCGCCGCGTCCCGGTCCCAGCGCAGGCCGCGCGCGGGGCCGTCCGCGAGGTCGCGCAGGTGACGCTCGCAGGCCAGCCGCACCAGCCGGCCGGTGACCATCTCGTTGGCGGTTACGGCCCGGGCATAGGCCTCCACCGGATCGGGGGCAGAGCGCCTAGGCCTTCCCACGCAAGAACGCCTCGGCCGTGTCCATGTCCCCGACCGCGTCGCTCGCCTTTATCCGCGACCGAGCGGAACCGGACAGCCCGATCTGTTCCGACAACTGGCGCACCTGGTCGAGCGCCTTGTTACTCGCCGCCAGGTAGGGCGAATACATGGGATACCCGCTCGGTGCTTTCACGATCAGGCCTGTGGTTTTCAGCATCCGCTCGCAATCCATCCAGCGCGCCCACGCCATGCAGTAGGCGGCGACAACGGCGCGATCGAGCTTCGTGATCAGCCCGACCTCGGCCAGCAGCGGCGTGACGCGCCCCCATTCGGCCAGCGCGTCCGGCGTGTCGGACAGCACCTCCGGCGGGTCCGGGATGACGGGCTTCGGCTTCGCCTCCCGAGGGTTCAGAGGGCGGCGGCCGGGGTTGCCGGTAACCAGTTTCAGGACCGTGGCCTTGGGCTTAGCCCCCCGCATCGTCCGCCTCTGCTTCCAGGGCGCGGCCCGCGAGCTCGGCCATCGCCCGCAGCGCCACCGCCGTGTTGTGGACGCCGGTCGCCGCCTTCACCGCCAGCAGCGTGTCGAAGAACGCGTCGAAGTCGCTGATGTCGCCGACCAGGCGCATTGCCTCGGCCTTCGCCTTGCCGATTTTTTCCAGCCAGTCGTTGAAGACCGTCGCGTCCGCCGGCAGGAACGACACGTGCAGTTCCTGGTAGAACGGCGCCTCGACGCGCAGCACCGTGGTGTCCAGGTCCTCGACCTTGAACGCGTCGTCCGTCAGGCCGGAGTACTCCTTCCACTCGAACGCCAGCTCGTCATAGAGCGAGCGCAGGACGTTCGGGTCGTCCTCGCCGACGACGGCGTTGTGGCTGAGCTGCAGCGCAACGAACTGTTCCCGCGTCAGCGGCGAGGTGACCTCGATCACGTCGGATTCCTCGATCCCGGCCTTGATCGCCGCCGAGACGCGGTGGTTGCCCGAGACCACTGTCAGCGCCCCGTCCTGTGCGGCCACCAGAGGGAAGCTGGTCAGGCAGCCGTCGCGCCGGATGTTCTCGACCAGCCGGTTGAACACCGGCCCCTTCATGAACCGCGCGTTCTTCTCAAGCAGCCGGAGGTCGGACAGCCGCGCCCTTATGACGCGCGTTCGCAACGAAGCGGGCGAACCACTCGGCGTAGATTTCGGCGGGGGCCTGGCGCCTGACTTTGCTGGCATAGGACAGTTTCCCGGGTTTGCGGCTCTCGAGCTCGAAGATGCCGCGGTATTTCATCGAGACGGGCCGGTCGGTGAATGCAGTGGTCTTCACCGTCTCGATCCGCCGCACCAGGCGGATCTCCATGAGCCGGATCAGCGTCTCCGAGGTCGCCAGCATCGCGATCAGCTTGGACAGCTTGCTGCGCGGCACCAGCGCGAAGTCGCTCAGCAGGTAGACCGCCGGGTCGCCGAACTTGTCCTTCTCGTAGATGAACCCGCCCGCCAGCTTCCCGTCGATCAGCACCAGGAAGTTCGCCAGGCCCGGCGTGTGCGCGATTCCCTTGGCGAGGTAGATGTTCTTCAAGAAGTTCATCTGCGGCGCTTTCGCTTCGACGATCGTGACCTCGGACCGGGGCGTGACCGTCGCGGCGTCCACGATCTCGTACCGGAACGGCGCGACCTTGCCCGAGGCCCGCCGCACCGACGTCCCCGCCCGGTCGGCGAACGTGTAGACCGGCTTGTTCGAGGCGCCGCGATAGACCGTGACGGGCGGGTGACGGTCCAGCAGGTGATCGGTCAGGACGCAGTATCGGACCTCCGCCGCGTCCAGTTCGTCGAGCCAGTCCTCCAGCTTCGCCGGGTCCCAGATGTCGTAGGACGGCCGCGCCCAGTCGGTGTTGTCGTCAACGAACTTGTAGAGCCGCTCGTAGCCGTTCTTATAAGTCGGCGGGAACGCCAGCACGCCGCCTCCGCGCTCCGCCGCGCGCCGGCCCTGGTCGCGGAAGTCGCCCGCATGGAAGCTGGCAAGCCGGAGGCCCTGCAGGAACGACTCCAGCCGCGCGACGGCCGGTGCGAGGAAGTCGTCGAACCGTTCTCGGTAGTGCGCGAAGTGCGCCTCGGCGAAGCCGTTCGACCCCTTGTACTTCGCCATTTCCAGCGCCACCTGCACCGCCGCGGCCCGCTCGGCAAAGCGGCCCTGGCGCACATGATCCTCGATGAAGGCGAGGCGCCCCTTGAAGGCGATGTCGAACGTCGCCCCGGTCGCCAGCGCGCCCAGCGAACAGGTCAGCAGTGACACGTCATTGGAATGCACCGCGACCGTCGGGTGCGCCTGCGTCACCGCGCGGTCCACGCGGAACGAGCCGGAGCAGCCGACGAAGACCTGGCCCCACTCAGCGAACGGGACGACGCGCACGATCTGCTCCGCCGCCTGCCTGGGGACCGAACCGACGAACACGCGTCAGCCGCCCGCGCCACTGGCCGCACAAGCGAAGGCGCGGCCAGTGGGCGGGCGGTTTCCTGCCACAGAAGCACGGACGTTATGCCGCAAGTGCAACCGCATGTAAAGAGCCAATCCCATGGACAGTATATTTAGTTGTTATCAGAGTGTATTTATGCTAAATTGAAAACCAGGGTCCGACTTCCGGACCCTCTAACAAGAGCGACTGCACCGCAAATGAAAACCGCATCCTGGTCGACCAGCCTGCCCGAGACGCACCAGCGCATCGGCATCTCGCGCGGCGCCCCGCGCAAGGCCGCGTCCGGCTACCGCC